GCCAACGCTGTTGCCCATACGGCGCACCGTGCCAGCTCGATTGGGCCGGGTGAGCGTTGCGACGATAACGCAATGCTGTTTTGTGACCGTACCGCTACAGCCCGTTGCATGTGTTCAGCCAGCATGGTTTCGCCGCTGTGTACCACCATGCCCTGCCTAATAAGCTGCCGTACGGGGTCTGTCCATTTGACCATTTCGCCGTAGCCAACAACCTGCCTGCGACGTTCTAACGCGGTAGGCCAATGCAAGTCAATAGACGGGGTAACAGCAAACATAATGTTTGGCTGATCTATGTACGGTTGCGCGGCCTGCAACATTTCGGCGTAAGTACCGACAACAAACGCAACGGTTAGGCAGGTGCGCCCGTCAGGTAGCGGCACGGCCCGTAGCCCAAAATAGCGGCTTTCGTCAACGCTGTTTTCTATGGCAAGTACACCGCCTGCAGGTACGGGTTCTAGCCACTCAAGGGCAGGCCATGTGCCGGGCTGTAGCCAACCCTGATCTGATGCAACCCACACGTTGACTGACGCGCGTAGGAATTGGGCGCGGTCAGGGTTTTGGGCTTCGGCTGCGATTGTTTCTGGGGTCAGCGTGTGGCCTAAGGCTGGGTTACCCCAACCCCATGCTGCCGGGGTCATAGGGTCTAGATCGGGTGGCGGTGACCACTCTGCAAAGTAGTACGGGGTTGGCGTGTTTTCGTCTATTGCCCGTAGGCCTTGCTCACGCCATTTGAGCATTGCTCGACTACGTTCCGTGCCTGCCGTTGACCACATTGACAGCAACGGGTTACGTTTGGCGCGTTGCGACGGGATTAGTCCGCCGTCAATTACCTCGCTAGAAATGTCCCAAATTTCGTCTGCCACAATAAGGTTTGGTGACATGCCGTGACCGACTGACGGCCCGGCAGCCCTAACTATCCATTTGGTGCCGTCAGGCATAACCAGCTGGTTGCGCCCGTAAGTATTCATGGTGGTTGCCCCAAAACGGTTTTGCAAGATTGGCGCTAATTCCTCAAACAGCATGACCGCTAAATCCAGACGGTGGGCCGTAGATAACACCAGCTGCCGTTCGCGCCGTATCTTAGGCATTTCACATAACCAAAAACCGACCAATGCCATTAGCGCAACGGTCTTACCGTTTTGCCGCGCAGTCGACGTAAGACTATTACGGTGCAAAAGGTTTAGGTCAGCGTCATGCGCAAGCTGATTGGTCAACGTGTGCAACTGCCAAGGCATTAAATCTAATTGCAACACCTCTAAAGCCCAGCCCCCCAGATCAGCACCGAATGACCCGGCATGCTCAGCCACAGGCGTTTCTAATCGTGGCAGGTCGTGGCCAGTTGCCGCCAGTTCAGGCTGGTCATGGCTAAACGAGAGAGAGTTGATTGGGGTCGGGGTCAATGTTTTGTTTGTATAAAAAATCTGTTTTTCGTTTGCGATTGGTGTTGCTATGTCTTGCATTGCTTCTCGTCTGTTGTGTAATCGTTGTGCGTCTTTTGCTGCTTTGTATCGGCTGCCTCTTGCGCTGTTGCAGGGTTGGCATGCTGGCACAAGGTTTTCTAGATCGTGGCTTCCGCCTCTGTCTAACTCGATTAGGTGGTCGGCTGTGGTGGCTGGCCTGCGTTGGCACCATGCACACGGGGGTTTGTCTGCAAGTAGTACCCCCCTGTTTTTAATGTATGCCGGGTCTGCGTAGGGCCTCATAGGGCCTGCCGCGCTTCGCTTGGCCTAGCGCCTCGCTGTCGCTCGTTGCTTACAGTCTGTGCAGGTAGGTCGCTGGGTCGGGTTCGGTCTGTCATGTTGTGTTTTGTTTGTGTGTGTTGTTATCAGCCTAGGTCAAATGCGCAATGCCCCCGGTACCCACTCCGTCTGATTGTCGCTCAGATCGCACTAGCCCTAGCCCACTTGTTTTTGTGCAGGGTCATTGCACGCCTGTCTGACGGGCTAACTAACCGCTGTTAACGGCTGAGGTTTTACACCTGCAAACGGTCACGCTGCCGTTAAGCACCAATGCGATTGGCTTACTTTAATTGTTAGTTATGAAAAATGAGCTTTTAGTTAGGTTTTTAATTGTCCAACGCAAACGTTTAATTCCGTCTTGTAATAACGCGTCATCAGACGCAACTAAACGCTCATAGGCAGCAATAGCCAACGTCAATGCCTGCATGTTGTTTGCCAATTCTGTTTGCTGCTCAGGGCTCATTGACCTGACCGCCACAACACCGCAAGCACTAGCAACCCGGTCAAAGTAAACAGCACAAGGCCTGTGCGTTTCATGCTGTCAACGCCTTAATTAGGGCTGACGCTTGGCTACTTGTCAGCCTGCCAATGCTTTCGTAACTGTCACCAACAACGCTAATAATAAACGCTTTTGTGTCTGCCATGCTTAGCCCTTTTTGGTTAATCAGCGTGTTTATGTAATTCTGTTGCTTAGTGCTGGCTAGCCCAGTCTTGTTAATTGGCACAACATTTTGGTTAGCGTCTGCAGGCCAAGGGTCGGGCGCTGTGCTGGTTTGCACCTTTAACATTTCCTCGCGCGACGGGCGTTTTGTGTAATCGCTACCTGCCAACCCTGCGTTAGCCAATGCTCGACCAATGGCGCTGGTTTCGCAATTCTCAAAATGGCTAGTGCGGTTCACATGGCCTTCGCCGCGTGTTTCCTCAGCCCACCCGGTGCTAGTCAACACGTCACCATGCCACAGCTCAGCCTTAAACACGCAACGCGCATCTGTGTACTGCATTAAGTGCGTAATGACACGTTTGGGGGCTTGGCTAGGTATGTCAAGCCAACGTGACAAACGGGCTGCTACTGGCTCGTAGTCATCAAGGTTAAAGCCCATAGGCAGCCCACACAGTCAGACGTTGTGCGTGATCATGCAGGCCGCCGCGCTTGGCGTGGCTAACTGTGCCTGTGTTACGAATAATGTTTTGCCGCACAGCTGCGTTTAGTCGACCTGCCAAACCTTTAGTTACTGGGAATGTTGCGCCTAGCTCTTGCCAAATGTCATCAGCGGTAAACAGGCCTTTCGTTCGTGCAACCTTCATAATGGCTGCGTCAACCTGTCGCTGTTGTTCGCCTGTCCACTTAAAATTGCCAACACGCGTGCTAATCGCCATGCCTACCTCAATCGGTGTCATTTGCACACAACGTCGCACACGCCCGTTGCTATCCTCAATGTCAATAACCTGTTCCCGATACTGGCCAAGGCCGTTTGCTGGCAAAAACATCTCTGGTTGCTGGTGGTTCACAGCTGGCCGCCCAATTCCTCAACGGCTTGCGTTAACACGTCTGCTTCGTGGTCTTGCCCGGCTAGCTGTGCGTCAATACGCATGTTTTTAAGCTGCCTAATTAGCCACGTTTCTTTTTGTAACGGTGGCGTAGCCGTAATTTTGGGTGTCGCAAAAATTTCATCTATTAACGCAAACATTGCGTTGTGGTGTTTAATCATTGCTTCGGTGTTTCTGTCTATTTCTGTCATTGTTCTGCCTTTCGTGGTGGTGATAGTAGCCGATAGGTGTTCGTGTCAGTAGGTAGACCATGCTTGCCAGCCGCTGTCTTGCCAGATTGCTAACGCGGCCTGCAGGTTGGCGGTTGCGCTGTACAGATCATCACAGCTCGACGCAAGGCCGTGAGCCTGTAGCCAGCCAATAGGCCAGTAGGTGTTTGGTATGCACCAAAACCCGTTTATTTGCATAATGCCGTAGCTGCCGCCGTTTGGGTCGGTCGGGTTATGCGCCCAAGGCTTGCAAGCGCTCTCAGCGTTGGCTACCCGGCGCAATGTGTCAAGCTCGCTAGCAGGCCAGCCAAGTGACGCGGCAAGGCTCACAACATCATCACAATTAGCAACGGTTGTTATGGTCGTTGTGGTCGTTTGTAAGGCCTCTGGGGGCTGTTCTAAGCCTTCATAAACGGTGTTTGCGCTGCTAGGGCTGGGTATCGGTTTAGGGTCGTAAAACCCTACGTTTGCACCCGATACCACGAATACGCCCCACACGCCAAAAAGGCCTGCAGCGAGCTTGCTCAATAGGTACGCCATTAGTAACCCCGTTTCTGTCGGTAACTAAACCGTACCGACGCATTAAACGATTGTGGTGGATACCCCAAACACCTGCGCAAATGCTGCCGTAACAGCCTTTGGGTCGTTTGCCAGCTCTGGCGCTATCTCGACGTGCCACCAATCGCCACCCGGCGCACCTGTAAACGTTTTGATAGCGGCCTTGCGCCATGCCTCAGCATGGTTAGGCAATGCGTGTTGCCCGTCAACAGCACGATCACAACGCCACGACCTGCCAAACGGCTCAGGCCAATAGTCAATACAGAGAGCTACGCCTAGCACGTCATAGTTAGCTAACACCTGTTTCATAAATTCCAGCGAGCGCACACGCCCGTTTGATACGCCACGTTTACTGGCTGGCATAAACCTGTAGGACAAATCGGCTGCTAGGCCGCGTGCATGGTTACTGACCTGACCGGGCTTG